GGCCTATGCTCTTCTGACCGTGCCGGTGTTCAGCCGGGACAACCCCTGTACCACTGCCGCAACCGCGTGTTGCTGTATTGGTTCCGTGCCAGTATAGATAGGAACTCTCGTGTCGCCACGTTAGTTTCTACTTCCGGCCATATACGTACTGAGGGATTATTCATTTGTCTGAGAAATTTATATACCACGAACGGAGACGTGATAAGCTCGGCGCCATCTTGCTTAGTGATGAACTAGATGGTGTAGATTGATATTGCGGGGATTAATTCTCCTGAATCCGGATCCTAGTTGTATGAGGGTCCGTCTTAAATTATAAGCAATCTGACCGGGCTATACCCCACGGTATAACCGCCCAATGTTCCGCTGTCCTGAATAGATCAGTTGGGTGGTTATACGGTTGATGGCGTATTGACCATACTCGTTTACAGACATTTAAACGGGTAGGTACATTGGCGGAGGTTACCCTCTATGAACAATCGGTACGGCTATGTACTGTTCCGCCAATTCGTCCTCAACCTCCCTCACATCCATTATGTCACTTTATGTGGTGAGGGTAGTGTGGTATTTCATTAGTCGTTTGGTTCCCTCTGCTCGGGAACTTTTCTTCCAGACCGAAGTCCAAAGATCATTTAGGATGAACTATTTCTGTGGCTTAGTGCATAGAGCCAAGACTCCATTCCTACATCTCTTTGGAACATGCTTGTTTAGACGGGGTTTGCCCTGAGTCGGCAGTCCGAACCCGCCTAAAGCGTGTGGCAAAAATGGGATGAATCCATGTTATTTGGCAAAGTAGACAACACCGGGATTCGTCCTATAAAATAGTTTCACTATTTTATTCTTGCATTCGGGGAATTCTCGAATCAGTCCTTCGATGGATGGACCAATAACCATCCACCAAGGCACGTTCTGCAACTCGGTATCGGTTTTACCCGAATTCTTGGGTTTACCGAGTAACGACTTTATTGGGAAGCACGGACAAAAGCGCTGCAGGCTTGTCGTGTAACAATCTTTCCAATAAAGGAGGGTTTGCAACTCAGTAAGTTCAAATTCTTTTCTGAAGTATTATTACGTGAACTTATGAGCCCTCTGCCTTAAGGAATCAGTATGATATGGGCGCGGTTTATTCATGCGCCTATCGTAC